TCATATCCTAAAACATTAAAAACACCTTTTGCGATATTACCATCATAGTATTTCATATTGATGTTTTTAGGACGATACTCATATGTGTAATATGGACTTTTTTGAAACAGAGTTTGTAATGACGCAAAATTATAACCTTCATTATTTTCAAAAAATAACATATCTGCTCCTTGTTGGGTAGCAGATTGTGCATATAATGATAATGTATTGATTGCTTCAAAAGGTTTAAAATTTGGTACAATAAAACTATAGACACCTTTGGTTGTTTCAATATTTTGTAATCTGTACCTGGTGTCTGGTACTCTTAAATAAGTTTTTAAAATGTCGTTGACTATATTTGATATAGTTTTTCCATTATATGATTTACTTACTTTATATTGCTCAGATAATAGCAATTCATCTGAACAGAAGTGTATGACGTATCCTTCGACATCAAATCCAGTTAACTTTTGGCGATTACTTACCTGATATATTCTGAAAATTTTGTCTATCCACAATTCAGGTTTATCATCTTTACCAAATGTAATTCTGATATATTCGTTGCCGTGGAGACCCATCTTCTCCATGACTCCTTGTGCATCATTAATGAATAGTTGACCTGAAATAAAATTGCTATACAAATCTTCAAAATAAGAAAGTTCTACCATCATTGGTTTTAAATCCAACGTGATGAATTGACTAGAAAGAAGATTTAAAGCAATTAGATTATAATCTTTGGTATAATTTACACCTAATTTGCTTGTGCCTTGATCGTAGTCTTTTGCTTGTGTATTATCTGATGATATAGAAGTTGTCATTTAAGGATTCATTAAGCTTTTTAGTTTATTTTCCATTTCTCCAGCATATTTTTTATCCACAATCTTAACATTTCTTTTATTTTCGTTTTCTGTTAATTCATAATCATATATACGAAGTTCTTGTTTTCCTTCAGTTACAGTTGTGTATTCACCAGTTGGGAAATATTTTGTAGTTACTGAATTTGATAGTAGATTTGCATAGGTATCATAATCTACATTATAGCTAATATTTGTTGTTGTTTGTGTTTGAGAATCATATGTAGAATATGTATGCTGATAATACTTCACTGTTGATTTAGTGTATTCCAATACACTTTGATTATTTGCTTGAGCTTTGGTTTTATATTTTGATTGCAGATATCCTTCAAAATTTTTTGATGATAATGGAATGTCCCACTGTGGATCTATAATCTCATTACCATACAAAAATATCCAGTAACGATATGGATTGTCATAATATTTTGTTGCAATTATTTCTGGAGTATCACTCTCTTGATAATCATATGTGTAAAATAGTGCAGGATTTTTTAAAAGACTTGGTATAATATTAACTCTTACTAATAAGTTAGTAGCGAGAGTATAATTATTATTTTTGTCATATACTGCTAATTTTGGAAAATTTGTAAAATATTTCATTAACGCACTCTATCTGCTGGTTTGTCCGATGTCATTCTTGTTCTATCAAGAATATCAATTTCTTTAAATGATAGTGTTAATCTAGTTTGTACTGGTGCACCACCTGAGTATGCAGCCCATCCGTTAGGAGCATAATCCACTGAAACATCTTCTAATACACAATCACCTACTTTGTATAGTCTATCATTTTGCATTCCTGTAGATGCTCCATTTAACTTATTTGCTATTAGGTTACCAACAGGAACACCAGGAATAATACTGTTTCCTGCTTTTTGCAACATAGCAGACATACCAGAAAAAGAACCTGTTTGCGCCATCAAAAATTCCATATTGAAAATTGATGGAGGAGTAAAATACATACCACTACTTCCTGTTACAGTTGGATGTGCTGCATAGATAAATGTGTTGATAATGGCTGAAACTTGATCAGATTCTTCTTGTGATTTTGGTGTAAAAATAAAATCCATTGAGAATGTTCTAAATCCCAATCCTTTATATACTAATTGTAGTTGAGGATTGACGGCCATTCCCATAGCTTTTAAACCTAAATCAGTAATATTCGTTCCTGCTGCTCTATCTACAAGTCTTAAACCAGCTTCTGGTCCATATTCGTCAACTGTTTTAGCAGCGGCATTTATCATGGTTTGTTGACTAAATCCACCCTTCATTAAATCTTCAGCTAATGAGCCAATAGCACCAGCAACTCTATTTAATCCATTTGTAGCTTCCATTAATGTTAGTTCACTATAATCTGCATGATAATTCATTGTCAACGAATCTGGCATGTATAAAGTAACAACAGTAGCAGTTTTTTTCTTTTCTGGTTTTAAAAATGTCTGCAAGTCTTTTGCAATAGATGCAGCTTTTACTGCTACAGCATTACCATTAACACTTCTTGATATTATGTCTTTTTTTCTAGCCTCTAAATCCTGTGTAGTTCCTGTTGGAGCAGGACTAGTTTCTAGTAATCCACTAATCGTCTGTTTGATATCAAACTTTTTAGGAATAATTTCTGAAATAGTAAACTTTACCATATGCATTCTAGACGGATCATTTCCTAGATTTGCTGGATATTGATACATGAAAGGTTTATTTGTGGTTCCAAATAATTTATCTAAAGGACCTTTTAAGACTCCAGTGAGTCCTCCAGTAGAAATTCCGCCTATTTGATTGATGATAGCCATGGGAGTTAAATAGATAAGAGATTAATGAAAGTATTTATATGGCATACTCTGGACGATTTAAACCTTCTAATCCCAAAAAATACATGGGTGACTACAATAATATCATCTACCGATCTTCTTGGGAGTGTAGAGTGATGACCTGGCTTGATAGAAATGACGATATTCTAGAATGGGGTTCTGAAGAAGTTATTATACCATATAAGTCACCAGTTGATGGACGTTATCACCGTTATTTTCCTGATTTTATCGTAAAAGTTAAAACTAAAGACGGAAAAGTAAAGACAATGATTGTTGAAGTCAAACCTGAGCGAGAAACAAAAGAACCTAAACCAAGAACAAAAATAACAAAACAGTATATTCAAGAAGTTACAACTTATGGCGTCAATCAATCAAAATGGAAAGCAGCAGAAGAATATTGTTTAGATAGAGGTTGGGAATTTAAAGTCATTACTGAAAAACATCTTGGAATCTAACATAAATATCAAATGGAATCTAAACTTACACAATTAGCACAACAAAGATCCGCTCAACAATTCGAATTACTTTCGAATCAGAGCATTCGTTGGTTTCAACAACAGATAAGAGGATTAAAAGGTCCTGCACAGATGTCGAGAGATATCATCCGTGAGCAGGAAAGAAAACAAGGAAGAATATTATTAGGTAATTTATATTTCTTTGCATATGACCCAAAATATGCTGATGTGTTACCATACTATGATATATTTCCATTGGTATTGGTATTAAAGAATTTACCTCGAGGTTTTCTTGGAATCAATTTTCACTATTTGCCACCAGTAATTCGTGCCAATCTTCTGGATTCTTTATTGCCACTTGCCGAAATGAATGATGATGAGGGTATAGAGAGGTTGAGAGTAACATCTAAGACCTATGATATGCTAGCCTCTGGAAGACGCTACAGACCCTTCCTACCCTGTCTAAAACACTATCTTTACGATCATATGGCTACTCGTCCATTAAAAGTATTTCCAAACGAATGGGAATCGGCACTATTTTTGCCAGTGGAAAGATTTCAAAAGAAAAATAAAACGGCAGTATACAAAGAGTCGGCAAAAAAGATAAAAGGAAAATAAATGCCATCATTAACCGATTTTAAGGCAAGTTTTAAAACAGAACTGGCAAGACCAGCAAGATTTGATGTGCAGATTGCAGTTCCGCTCAAACTTGTAACATATTTAAATACAGGAAGACAACTTGGTCTACGTTGTGAAAATGCAGAACTTCCAAGCAAAACATTAGCAACAACAGAAAGAAAAATTTACGGTCCAACAGAAAAGCATCCTTATTTGACAACATTCAATGATTCAACATTTACATTTATGGTAAGTGATGATATGAAAGAAAAATCGTTTTTTGATGCTTGGATGAATTTAATTAATCCAAAAGCAACTTTTGATTTATCATATAAAAATGATTATGCGACACCAATCACAATAAATCAATATAATGTAAAAAATGACCTTACATATTCAATTACATTGATTGATGCATTTCCTGTTTCTGTTAATCAATTAGATTTGGATTGGAGTAATGAAAATTCATATCATAAACTTGCAGTAACTTTTGCATATTATACTTGGGAAAACAACTCTATTGGAGCATTTGCTCAGGATCTTCTCAACGCTGGAGTTTCAACTGCTGTTGATATGGCAACAAATGCTCTAACCGCATATGCGGGTGGAACTTCATTTAACCCATTGAAACCTTCGACAAAAGGAACAGTTTATGACATGGGTTCAATTGCAAAAGGATTTAAAACATCTTAATAATAGGAGATTATTATGGCTTTGCCAAAAATAGATACACCAATTTACGAACTTGATTTGCCTCTGTCTAAAAAACATATTCGTTTTAGACCATTCCTAGTGAAAGAACAAAGAAATCTTTTGATGGCTTTAGAAGCAGACGATAACGAAAGTATCGAACAGAACATCAAACAAATTCTTCATAATTGCACATTAACAGAAAATATTGACATTGATAAACTTCCTGTTACTGATGTTGAATACTACTTTTTAAACCTTAGATCAAAATCAGTAGGTGAAGTTGTAGAGAACAAATATCGATGCAATAATGAAGTAGACCAAAAAGAATGTGGTAATATCATGAATGTTGATGTGAATTTGCAAGACATCAAAGTTGAGATGCCAGAAAATATTACAGATACAATTAGCCTATCAAATAATATTACTGTCAAATTAAAATACCCAGAGTATTCGATTGTCAAAGAAATCAAAGACACACCAGATATTGGTGAGTTTGCTATTAAAATGATTGCAAATAGTATTGAATACATTCACGATGGTGAACAGTTTTATTATGCATCTGAAGCTGATCCAAAAGAACTTGTTGATTTTATAGACTCATTGAATCATCAACAATTTGCAAAATTAGAAGAATTTTTTAATAATTTACCAAAATTACAAAAGATAGTAGAATTCACATGTAACAAATGTGGATTTGAACATAAGTTAGAACTAGAAGGTCTTAATAATTTTTTCGTCTAACCTTTCGTCATGATTCATTGCAAAACTATTATAGAACAAATTTTGCAATGATGCAGCATCACAAATATAGTCTTGCGGAACTTGAGAATATGCTACCGTGGGAAAGAGATGTATATGTTACTCTCTTAATACAACACATTGAAGAAGAAAACGAAAAAATAAAACAAAGAAACACAGAGAGAAGAAGTAGATGATACCACTACTAGGTAATAAATCTAGAAAAGAACCATCAGAAGAATTAACAAACAACACAGGTGGGTTGATGAGTAAATTCAACCCGTTAAATTTGGCCAAAGGCGTATTTGGTAGAAAAAAACAAAATTCTTCTGGTGATATGATGGGTACTGACCGACAGAAACTAAAAGCTGCGGTAAGTAAAAATAAAAAAGATCCAGAATTTACTACAATAGGAGCATCAAATACTGATCCTGTTCGTCGAGGCGATTCTGTTTCAAATGTGGCAGCAAAACTTTATAGTTTTATGAATACAAAATATGTTGAAAGAAAAAAAGAAATTAAACAAGAAAGCAAATTGGCTAAAAAACTATCTAATTTAAAAGAAAAAAGACATCAAGAATTAGTAAGAGCATTAACACAAAAACCAAAAGTAAAAGAAGAAGAAAAAAAAGCTCCTAAGAAAAAAGCTGCTAAAAAAGAACCGCCTAAAGAAGCTGCTAAAGAAGCACCTAAACAGCCTAAAAAAGTTGAAGAAAAAGCTACGGCAACACCAGCACCAACGGCATCAACACCGTCAGCTCCAGTATCTGCTGTTCCGGCAGCACCAGCAGTATCTACAGCAACACAAGTTGCCGTCGGAGCTGTGGCCGCAATTGGTTCTACCGCGGCTTTTGCATCAGGACCTTTAGCTGAAAACATTGTGGCGCATGAAAGTAAAGTTTCTTCTCCTATGAGTGGAAAAAAAACAAAATGGAAAAATGATAGTGAATATAATGCATACAATAAAGGAACAATACAAAAAAACGGTAAAACTAAAACTTTTCCCGCATCGTTCGATGATAAAGGAGAATCTGATATAGATTTTTCTAAAATGACAATACAAGAATATCTTGAAAGAGGAGCATTAAAATCTGGTAATCCTAAAAAAGTTTTTGCAGTAGGAAGATATCAGATTATTCCAGAAACTATGAAGCAAATTGTTAAAGATTTAAAACTAGATCCTAAAACAACATATCTCACAAAAGAAACACAAGATTATCTTTTTATGGCAGGACTAATAGGAACAAAAAGAAAAAAAGTAAAAGCCTATTTAAATGGAGATCCGAATGTTTCAAGAGATCAAGCAGTTTTAGAGTTAGCACAGGAATTTGCTTCGATTGGAGTTCCTTATGATATAACAGTTAATGGTAAAATTATAAAAAAAGGACAATCATATTATTCTCAAAACACTAAATCTGGATTAGCATTAAATCCACCTGAAGCCGTAGGAAAAGCGTTAGATGCACAAAAAGAGAAAAATTTAAAAGCAAAAGCAGAACAAAAAACTTCACCAGGAAAAGGTGCAGAATTAGATAATAAATCTAAAGAAAATAAAGACCTAAAGAAAACAGCCGCAGCAGGGCAATCTACAGTAATCATGAACAATAATACCACAGTAGCCGCATCAGGATCACCAGTAAACGCTATGACTACACCAAGAAGCGATACCTCTAGCTTTGTACAAGGAGCCGCAGTATAATGGAAAGATCACAACAATATCAACAAGCGAGAAGAATAGGAAGAATATCTCTTTCTGATTTAATTGCAAAAAATATTATTGAAGGTAAAAGTATTCCTGGCGCTGTAGGTGCTTCCATATCTCAAAAATTTAAAGCAAAAACTACAAGATTCAAAGAAAAATTTGATCCTTTGAATATCGCAAGTGCATTGGTCGGAAGAAGTAGATTAGGTACTGCAATTCTAGGCCGTCTGATGGGAAGAAGTAGTGAAGATATTGCATATTTTGCAAAAAGTGGTAATAGAATGGGTGGTTCAAGAAACCCATTCTACACAAAAATTGGTGCTCGTTCAAGAGAACCAGTTAAACGAGGTGACAACGTAGCTGATGTATTTTCTAAAGTCTATAGTTTAATGGACCGAATGGAAGAGCAAGAGAAAAAAGCAAAAGAAATACAAAATAATTTCAGAGAAGAACAAGAAACTGAAGATGAAAGACGCCATGAAGAATTATTGGAAGCAATCACTGGTGAGAAAAGACCAACTGCTACAAAGGTGGAAGAAAAGAAAGGTGGTGGAATATTTGACTTCATAAAAGGTATGATTTCAAATTTAATGTCATTTTTGGATCCATTTATCAATATAGCAAAAACTATAATGACTGCTTTTGGTGCCGGATTTTTGAGTATCATAACAGCACTTGGTGGATTTTTACTATCTCCTCTTGGTCTTGGACTACTTGGTTTAGCTGGTGGTATAGCACTATCTACATATATCGCCCAGCAAATAGGTGATTTTGAAAAAAATAAATTATTAGAAAAAGGTGGAGAAAAAGCTGTAGAAGCACAAAAAGAATTAATGGCCGCACCTGCTGATAGTCCAATCCAAGAATCATATAATGAATTTGGTGGAACATATGTTTCAGATGAAGCTCAAATTGCCGCAGAGAAAAGAGATGCAGCAATCAAAGAAAAACAAGATGTTGTTTGGAGAAAAATGACAAAGAAAGGATATCCAGTAAGAAGAACTGGATTATTCGGTGGAATAACTTTTGAAGATAAAAAAGGAAATGAAGCTCCTAAAAAATTAGTTGAAGAAGCAGGTAAAGAAGCAGACCTTGAAATAAAACAAAAAGCAATGAAGCCGCCTTCAGCAACACCTGTTGCTCCTAATAAACCGGCAACTTCTGCACCAGAATCTAAACCATTATCTACCAATATTAATAAACCGGCAACTTCTGCACCAGAATCTAAACCATTACCTGCAGGTATTAATCTTCAAGATAATGAAAGCAGACAATCTAAACCTATTCCTGTTTCAAACGTACCTTCTGTTCCACCAGTAGAGAGCGCAATGAAACAGAATATGGAATTAAATTTACAAGAATCCGGTGCTGAGATGAGTGGTGCACCAATAGTGATCAATCGAAACAATGTTGGTGGCGTAAATGTTGGAAGTGGAGATACAGGAACAGTAACAGGTGCAGCTCCTATTCGTGATGACACGCTACAAAGAATTACAGGTAACTTATATAAACGTGCCTCTGTAATGTAAAAACCCCGCACTAGGCGGGGCTAAACAAGACCGTCTAGTCTGTTTAATCTTCTGATGCTAGTTTAGCAAAGTAACTCATATCATCATCTTCATCCAAGTCTGGTGAAGTCTTAGGAATAAATTTTGCTTTAGGCTTTTCTTCTTCCCATGGTGCAGCATCTTCAACCGTAGTCTTTGGTGCAACACCAGAATTACCAAGAACTTTATCTAAACGTGCTTTGATAGCATCGTATGACTTGAACTTGCTTGGGTCAACAATTTCTTTTAATGAATACTCTTGTTTCCATACTTTCTCAAGTGCATCGTCATCATCAAGTAATGCAGCAGGTGCATCAAATTCACACTTATCGTAGTTTTGATAACCATCAACTTTACGAATTTTGATTTTGAAGTTTGCACCTTTCCACAAGTCAAATGGATTGATTGGTTTCTCATCTTCAAACTCTGGGTTCATTGCACCATTGATTTTATCAAAAATGCTCTTACCATATTTGAATAAGAATACTCTACCATTGTTTTCTGGACGTTTAGGATCTTCAACGATATAGATATTGGAAACATAAGTGAGTTTACGTTTCTGATCACGGGCAATCTTTTTGTTTGCTTCGATACCTGAGTTCCATAGACTTGTATTGTGTTCGCATACAGGACACTTTTCGTTAAGTGTTGTACGGCAATCATCAATTAGCCAACCACCAGGACCTTGAAAACCATGTCGGAACATTTTAACCCATGGAAGTCCATCTTCATCTTTTGGGGGTTCAGGCAGAAAACGAATTACTGCATAACCATTACCAGATTTGTCTAGTTCAGGTTTCCAATAACGATCATCATCTGAGTTTGATTCTGAGGAAGTGTTGATTGATTCTAGTGCTTTGGTAAGTTTGTCTAGGCTAGACGAACCTTTTTTCAATTTGGAAAAATCCATTATTATCTCCTTGTATTAACTTAGTATAAACGTAGTATTAAACGACTTGTCCACATACATCTCATAATATCATAGTATTTAGTCATACTGCAAGAGCATTCGAGATGAGTTGCTTAGTATTGCCTAAATCTCTATGTAAAATGCCAATGCCACCTTTTTCAATAAATCCTTCAATAACATAGTCGGTGTCATCAACAAGAATGGTATC